CGTCTCAATAAAAAGCCCAAATACAATATACTCCTACATAGACAAGGGTGTTTTCATGAACTTGAAAAACAAGGATTTGCCGGTTCGTGGAGACAAGAAGCGGCAGTACAAAAAGATCCAAATAGCGAAACGGCCACCAAAAGGAGAGAGCATTGAAAAGCGCCCTGCAGAAATCAACGAGAGGAATACATTTGGGCATTGGGAAATGGACACAGTAGTCTCGTCACGTTCATCACTAAAAGCTTTACTCGTCCTTACGGAGAGGATGACACGAAAAGAGATCGTCCGGCTACTTCCGAATAAAACCACCAAAGCCGTCATATGCGCATTGGATCAACTAGAAAGGGACCTCGGCGGGAATTTTAGGTCTTTGTTTAAGAGCATCACTTGCGACAATGGGATGGAGTTTAGCGACGCTGCAGGAATAGAGCGCGGTGTCGCTGGCGGCGTACGGACGAAGGTATATTTCTGCCACCCATATTCGAGTTATGAGCGAGGATCCAACGAAAACGGAAACAAGCTCGTAAGAAGGTGGCAGCCCAAAGGGACATCGTTTGAGGATTTAACAGACGAACAGGTCAAGGCGTTGGAAAACTGGATAAACAATTACCCGAGGAGGTTGTTTGGGTGGCGCTCTTCCGAAGACGTATTTCAGGCTTGTTTGCACTCATGTGTGAATAAATAAAGTTTTGCGGATTATCCATTGACATTTTCGTATGAAAAATGTAACATTTATTCGACGGGTGGTTTTTGCAAACAAACCATCGGAGGAGGCTGTGTTACATGGATCATCTGACGGTTCGGGACCTAAAAAAAGGGGACTTTTTTACTCGTAAGCCAATTGATAATCCGAAAGAAAGACAGGTCTGGGTACGCGGCGAGTACGACAGGTCAGCGAAAGCCTACTCTTGCGCCAGGTTTGCTGATTCCTGTGATGAGATTTTCCTGAAGCCCAGTAAAAAAATCTATGTGGGATTTACGTTTTAAGGGGGTGAGGTGTTGACGGGAGTGGAGCGGGTCAGAAAATGGCGCAAAGAGAACCCTGAGCGCTGGCGGGAGATCAAGCGCCGGTCGCAAAAGAGGCGAAGCGAACAATACCGCAAGTATCAGAGAGATTATCATCGAGCATGGCGAGCGAAAAAGCATAAGGAGGAAGGCTATGAAGGTGAAGCAGTTTTTGAACAAGATGCTGTACGCATCGAGCAGCATCAAGACTGTGGAGGTCGTGCAGCGGAGGGCGAACGTCACCAGGACCACCGTGCTGTCGGACGTGGAGCTGCGCAACCCTATGGACCAGCAGCACCAGCACTTCTATGAGCTGGACAGCACGCTGATGAGCTTCAGGATCAACGGGGACACCATGCGCGTGTACGCGCAGTAGGAGGGATCATGAATGCATTTAAGGGATTCAACAAGGACATGACCTGTCGCGGCTTTCAGTTCAAGGAAGGCGAGACATACCACGAGGAAAAGGCGAAGCTGTGCGACAGCGGGTTCCACGCTTGCGAAGACCCGCTGGACTGTTTCGACTACTACGCCCCCAGCGAGAGCGTTTTCCACGAAGTGGAGCTGGAGGAAGTGACCGACGAGAAAGAAAACGACAGCAAGTGCGTCGGGAAGACAATCAAGATCGGCGCGGAGATCGGGCTGCCCGGCATCATCAAGGCGCATTTTGAGTATGTGAAAAGCCGGTGCACCAATGAGAACAATGCGGGACCGGGAAAACCTGCCACGGCAGGCTCTTACGGCGCGGCCACGGCAGGCGACAGCGGCGCGGCCACGGCAGGCGACAGCGGCGCGGCCACGGCAGGCTCTTACGGCGCGGCCACGGCAGGCTCTTACGGCGCGGCCACGGCAGGCGACAGCGGCGCGGCCACTTCCAGAGGATCTTCTGCAAGCGGGAAAAATGGCCTGTCCGTCGCAAGAGGGAACGGCTGCAAAGTAAAAGGAGGCCTCGGTGCCGTTCTTGTTCTTGTCGAGGAAAACGACGACGATTTCAACATCAAAGAATGGGCCTCCGCTGTCGTTGACGGTGAAACCATCAAAGCGGACACATGGTACACGCTAAAGGATGGCGAGTTTGTGGAGGTGAAGAAATAGTGAAGTCTATTCGAGAGATCATCCAGGCGCTGGGGATGTGCAGCGCCATTCCCGGCCCCACGGAGGGCGGGAAGCACGTTTGCGACCTGTGCCCCTACGGCGGGGACTGCGACACCGGGAACAGGCTGCTGGCGGACGCGGCGGCGCTGCTGGCGGCGTGGAAGTGGCGGGACCCGGTGAACGACCCGCCGAAGTCGCACGTACCGGTCATCGTGGCCAGGTACTTCGACGGCAAGGCGTTGAAGATAGAGCAGGGCATGCTGACGGTGAACGGCTGGTGGAAGGTGTACGGGACCAACGTGAAGAGGATCATCGCCTGGAAGCCCATGCCCGGCGAGCCGGACGAGCAGGACACGCCATGGTTGAAGGAGGAGCGCCACAATGAGTATTGATTCCATCTTTCCCCTGTGGGCGCTGATCGCCATCGCGCTGTCCATCGGCATGGGCGTGGCGGGGCTGGGCGTGTGGCTGGCGGCGCAAGCCATCGAGAGCGTGCTGCGGCTATGGCGCCGGACGCTGGCGGCGGAACTGCGGCTGAGGCATTTACAGCGGCAGCAGGACCTGGCGACGCTGAACGCGTGGATCCGGGACTTTTTCCAGCAGAAGGAGCTGACGAAGGAGGCCCAGGGCCGGGCCCGACAGGAGCAGGATCTGCGCAAGGGGATCGCCAGGGGCGCGGACCGGATGCGGCGCCGGGAGGGTTTGGCATAAGACTTTGTGCGCGTAGCTCAAGCAGAGCCCGAGAAAGGCAGGTGTTCCCCGTTTCCTCCTCTCCTGTACGGGCCTTTCTTTTCGATGCGGGTTCGAGTCCCGCCGCGCACACAAATGGGGGTATGAGCGCATGTAGAACCCCCCAATACCGCCCCGAGGGCGTGCAGCCAGGGAAGCTGGCCGTGGCCGATGGCGTGACATCAATCGGTGGCAATGCGGAAGGTAGTTACGCATGACACCCCGGACAGACGGGGCGCGTGGGGATGTAGCTCAGCTGGTCAGAGCACCCGCCTCATAAGCGGATCGTCGCCCGTTCGAACCGGGCCTTCCCCACCAGCTAAGGAGGTGAGCAATTTGAACAAGAAGTACCGCACGCCGGAGGAGATGGAACGGAAGCGGCTTGTGGAACGTGCCAGGAGGAAGGTGACCGGCGGCTTTGGTGTGCCGCGCTGCGCGGTCTGCGGGCACGTGTACACGGACGAGGAACTGCTGGCGGAGAGCTTCATCTACTCCGCGGGCCGCGGCCACGCCGTACAGGTCTGCAAGGAACATCTGGCGGCGTATCTGGGGGGGGTGATCCTCTGTGCCTGAATACTACTCCATAAAGGAGGCGGCCCGGATGGCTGGTGTGTCCGAGTTCTGCATTAACTACCACCGAAACAACGGACGGATCCGGGTCGTGAAGTCTGAGAGCGGAAGGCTTATGGTAGACAAAGACTCTCTGATGGCGTTTCTGGCGGTGAAGGATCCAAAAATGCTGACATGCCAGGAGAAGCAGGACCACCTGTACGAGATCATTTGCATCAACTGCGGCATAACGGATGTTTTGTTTTCGACGCACAGTCTGCGACAGCTCAGCCATATGTACACCAGGATGCTGGAGAACAATCATAAGCTGGTCCGGATCCGGCTGGATGGGGTGCCGTTGTTGATCCACGAGAGCGACCGCCTGGGGTTTGCGTATCACCCAAGGATGAGAGGAGGAAAAGGCTTTGGCGAAGGCTTGGAAGGAAGTTCAGGAGATCTTGCGGGAGATATACCCCGGCATGTCGAAGGCCGTGTTCAGTATGGGAAAGAATCCGCAGTACTACGGAGTGGAGCACACGGAGCGGGTCAAACGGATCTGCGGCGAAGTGGAGCCCAAGCGAGAAAACCGGAAAAACCCGTGCCGGCTGTACCTTCGTGTGAACAAGGAGCTGTACAAGGCGGTCCTGGGGCGGCTGGACGGGAGGAGCATTCAGGAATATCTGCTCGACCTGGTAGAAAAAGACGTCTCACGGACGAAGAACGCAAGCTGAGAGCCCGGGAGCGATACAGGCGCTGGCGGCAGAACAACCCGGAGAAGGCCAGGGAAGCGGATCGGAACCGCTACTATGCCAACCGGGAGGCGAGGATCGAGCAAAATAAGAAATGGGCCCGGGAGAACCGGGAGAAGATGAACGAATACTCTCGTAAGTATTATCAGCGGAAGAGGGAGGCGGCAAATGGAACTGGCGAAAAAGGCGATTGAGCTGGCGGCGACCCTGCGCCAATGCGCCAGCCGCGGCGGGTGCAGGCACTGCCCTTTGGACAACTATATCGGGTGCTGCTCGGACAAGCTGAAGACGGACGCCGCCGAGTTGATCGAAGACCAGCAGGCGGTGATCGAATCGCTGGCGGCGAAGATCGGCGAAATGACGGCTTCTATCGTGAAGCCGCGGGACAAGTACGCAGGGGCCGGATATGGGCAGGAAAAGGAATGAGCCTCAGTCCTGCTTCCTGTGCGGGAAGTACGGCACCGTGGAGAAGCACCACCTGATCCACGGCTCCGGGCGACGGCAGTTGGCGGAGGAGGACGGGCTTGTGGTCTTCCTCTGCCCCACCTGCCACACTCTGGGCCCGAAGGCGGTGCACAACAACCCCCAGGTGGACCGGATGCTCCAGGCGTACGGACAGAAGATGTGGAAAGAGAATACTGGCGGCACCGATGCGGACTTCATCCGTCGGTACGGGAAAAGCTATGTGTAGGAGGAGGCACGATGGAGGAAATCAAGTGCAGTGATCCGCGGGTCACTTTTGAGTTTGGCCGCGGGAACGTCCTGATGGTGACGCTGCAGGACGAAGGCGGGCAGGCAGCGGAGGATCTGGTGAAGGCATACGCTGGCGGCTACATCACTCTGGTGGTGAAGGAGTAGCCCATGAAGGTACTGCAAGTCTATACAGACTTCGCGGACGCCATGGAGGAACTCAACGATGCGGAAAGGGGGCGCTTGTTTATGGCCATGCTGAATTACGCACGGTCAGGCGCGAGGCCCGTTTTTCGAGGAGGCGAGAAGGTGCTATGGCCAGTAGCGAAGGGGAATATTGATAAGCAAATACAAGCCTACCATGAACGCTGCGAGACGAACCGGAGGAATGCTGCAAGTCGCTACGAATCGCTGCCGGAGCCTGCGAATCGCAGCGAATCGCACCCAATCGAAGGTAAAGAAAAAGACAAAGATAATTATATAAATACTCTACCGTCATTCGTTCACTCTCCAGGGGAAGATCCTGAAGCTGATAGAGAGCTGGAACGAATGATCGACCGACTGCAACTGCATGTGTATCGCGGATCCGAACAGAGCTTCGCCAGGAGCGTGGAGAGCGCGATCCGCGTTATGTGGTATTCGAACACGATCAAGGTCAACGGGCGGCGGATCGGCCAGGGCGCGGTGCGCAGCGTCCTGAAAGAGCTGACCATAGGCCATGTGGATTTCATCCTGTCGCGGCTGCGGAACATGCTGCCGGAGGATAAGGTGGTCAACGGCCAGGCATATCTGATCTCCTGCATCTACAATGCGCCGTCAGACTGCTCCGTCAATGCGCAAAGGGAGGCGTGAGGGATGGAGATAAATTATAAAATGCGAGTCGCGTTGCCAACGCCAAAGCAGAAGGAGATCATAAGCAGGATCACTTATGATCTGCGCCAGCATCTTACGCAGAATCCGAAGTGTCGACGGGATGACGTGGCGGTGGTCATGACGACCGGCCTGCTGCAGCAGTTGGCCCCGGCAGGATTTAACCTGGACGCCGAAGCAAGGCTATGGGGCCACCGCGTGAGGACGATGGACGGCGGCGGCTTGGAATGGTACATCACCGCCATTCACGGGTATGTCCTGGATAGCGGATACATGCCGCCGGATCCAGAAACGGTATTGCTGCCGAAGGAGGTGCAGGAATGAGCGAACCGCTGATTGAAAAGAATCCTATCATCTTAGCATTTATGCAGAAGCAGAAGCCCGTCCCGTATTCCCGAATGCTTCTTAGAGCAGATGAGTTCACGGAAGCTCAAGCGTACAATAAGGCTCTTATAGAATGTGCCGAGATAGTGCAAAAGGCTCCCACTGTCGCCCCGGAACAGCCGCATTGGGTGAGCGTGAAACAGCCGCCGAAATGGAACGGAGCGTTTGCCGCTTGTTGCGTATACGATGGAAAAATCTATTGGTTCAAAGCAATTTATATTGATGGCAAGTGGCTGAGAGATATGGACGGAGTGGAACTGCCCGTTAATTACTGGATGGAAATTCCACAGCCGTCGCAGGAGGTGCAGGATGGAAGTAGTCGATAAGAAACCCGTTCCGATTTACGAGGTCGAATGTTACGAGTGCAAGTCGAGGATTCAGTACAAGGCTTGCGAGGCTCATTGGAGCCATATCACTTGCCCCGTGTGCGGCATGAGCCTATGGGCAGACAGGGTGAACCCAGTAAGATATGAGGAGGTGCAGGGATGAGCGAGTGCGTAGTGCGGATGGATAGGACAGCGCCAGAGCCACCGAAGGAGGACGAATGACTATACGCGAGAGGATGATCGATGACCGCAGGCAGATGGAAGACTGTTTGATCTGGATCGAGGAGAACAAGGACACGGTGAGCACCTGGGGTGTGCTGCGTGCCATGTGCAGGACATTATACCACCTGATAGGGTGGGTTCTATACAAGATGGACCAAGAAAGGGGACAGTCATAAGCAAAGAGGTCAAGGAGCTGTTATCGCGGATAGGTGAGAACGAGTTGCTATGTGAAGGGGTGCGGACAGGCGTGCTGCCCGAATCGATGGCGGAAACGCTGGAAGAGGTCGATATCTGGGCGGACGAGGAGCGCACGATGGTAGTTGAGATATCCGGCGAGCCGCGCAGGCTGGTGCTGGACGAGATCCTTGGCTGGCAGTGGTACAACAGCGAGGGCCCGGAGGAATGATCACCCGCGTGGAGCTTAACCAATACCGGCGGATGTCAGACCATCACCGCAGATCTCCAGAGGCGAAGGCGTTTCGGATGCGGCTGGAGGAGGCACTGGCGGCGCTTCCGCCCAGCTGGCGGAAAGTAGTCTTCTTACGTTACTGCCTCAGACTGAGCTGGGTGTCCGTGGCCCTTCGGAGCAACTACTCCAGGAGGCAAGTCTTTCGAATCGACAAAAAAGCCTGCAAGATGCTGGCGGAACCGCGGGGAGCCCCATAAGGAGCTCCTTTTTGATTTCCAAAAGATGGCACTTTTTTTGCTTTTTTGTTTGATAGTCTACGGCCAAGGAGGGCGACATGAAGAAAAAGGTGCAAAACGATGATTTTTTAACGCTGACGCCAAGCGACGACTGGATCGACCCGGCCACGCAAAAGACGCCGAAAACGACGAGCACCAGGCGCCCAAGCACCCACGGGAAGGTGTTCGTCGGCGGAACCATGACCGGCAGAAGCGTTGGCGCCAAGGCCACGGCAAAGAAAGAAGAAAAGCTGTTTGGCCCGCGGGTGTACAGCAAGCAGGCCGGATACCTGGCGGCAAGCGAAGACGGCGTGTCAGGTGAAAAGATCAGTCGCCGAAACGCTGTAAAAAGCACCGTTGCCGCAAGGATGCGGAAGCGGAAGGCGACGAGGTGACGCATGGCTGGCGGCAGACCGACAAAGTACAAAAAAGAATACTGCAAGGATCTGATCGAGTTCTTTGATCAGCCCCCCACGGAGCCCTTATATAAACGGACATTCTACATCAACGGACAGGTGAAAAGCGAAGAGCCTGTTGTGCAACCGCAGGAGTTTCCGACGTTCCAGGATTTCGCCAATTTTATCGGTGTTGACGTGGTTACTTTGGAACGATGGAGAGACAAGCACCCAGAGTTTTGCAGAGCTTACGCGCGCGCAAAGCAGATCCAGGAGGGTGTGTGGATCCGTGAGAGCATGGCCGGGCGGTACAACGCCCAGTTTGCCAAGTTTTTCGGCGTCAACTGTCTCGGCTACAAAGACAAGGTCGAGCAGGAAACGACCATCACGGGATATTCGATGGAGTTTAAGAGCATGAATGAAGCCGAGGTCGACGAGATCAGCGGATGAGCCAGGCAAAGATCGTTCTTGGGGAGCCGCCGAATCCGCGGCAGCTTGAGTTCTTCAAGGCCCGTAATAAGTACATCATGTACGGCGGCGCCAGAGGAGGCGGCAAGAGCTGGGGCATGCGCACCAAGTTCGTCATGCTGTGCGGACGGTATCCAGGCATCAAATGCTTGCTTCTTCGAAGAACGTTGCAAGAGCTTCAGGAGAACCATGTGGAGCCGCTGCTGAAACTGTTGTACGGCGCAGCTAAGTACAACGAGCGGCACAAGACCTTTACCTTTGCCAACGGGTCCAAGATCGTCCTTGGTTATTGTGACCGGGAACCGGACACACGGCAATACCAGGGCCAGGAGTACGACGTGATCGGTCTTGAGGAAGCCACGCATTTCACGTACCAGCAGTATCTGGACATGACCACATGTATGCGCGGCACCAGGACAGATTTCAAGCCGCGAATGTATCTGACCTGCAACCCCGGCGACGTGGGCCATGCATGGGTTAAGAGGCTGTTCATCGATCGGGACTACAAGTCCACGGAGAATCCGGATGACTACTGCTTCATTCCTGCCAAGGTGTGGGACAACGCCGTCCTCATGCGAGCGGATCCGGATTACGTCAAGACCCTTATGGCGCTGCCGGAAGACCAGCGCCGGGCCATGCTGGACGGCGACTGGGACGTTTTCTCCGGGCAGTATTTCCCTGAGTTCAGGCGGGAGCTGCACGTGGTCGACCCGATAGAGATACAGCCCTGGTGGCAATGCTACCGAGCGATCGACTACGGCCTCGACATGCTTGCCTGCTTATGGGGCGCTTTTGACGAAGTTGGGCACGGTTACATATACCGGGAGCTGTGTGTGCCTAATACGATCGTGAGCGACGCGGCACGGATGATCCTGGACGCAGGGTCCGAGCCCATAGCCGCGACGTTCATGCCTGCCGACCTCCTTGGCAGATCCTCTCAGACCGGCGTGTCGATCTATGAAGCCTTCTCCCACGCCGGCCTGAGAGGGACACCGGTAAACAATCCGCGGGTCGCGGGATGGCTGAACCTGAAGGAGTGGATGCACCCGGTAGATGACGGAGCCGGGAACGTGTCCCCCAGGCTAAAGATCTTTTCTACCTGCAAGGAGCTGATCCGGTGCCTGCCCCAGTTGCAGTACGCGAAAACCGGCGACCCGTCGGACGCGGCGAAGGATCCGCACGATATAACCCACGCTCCGGACGCGCTGCGCTACATGATGGACGGCAGGCCGCGGCCCGGGGAAAAGCCGGTGGAGGAAACATGCCGCAGGCGCAAGACGATCCAGGAGCAGCAGCGCAGTATTTTGAGTTACGGAGGAAGAAGATGATCTACTTGTACTTTTTTGCCGGGCTTGCCACGGGTGCCATGTTGGCCGTGTTTTCCATCAGGTACATCAACGGCACCGACGCCAAGACCGTAGCAAAAAACGAAACCGGCGCTGCCGTGGAGCGTTTGAACGGCAAAGAAATGGACGAGGAAACAATCCGGAAGCAGGAGCGGGAAAAAGAGCTCCAGAAACAGTTTAACAACATGATGGCCTACACGGGAAAGAGGCAGCCATGAAGATTAAGACGGACGCTGAAAGCATTTGGCGGGAATTCAACGACGGGCAAAACTACAAATCCGACATCGGCCTGTATGAAAATTACGAGCTGAACGAAGCTTTTTACGTCGGCGACCAATGGCGCGGCGTGGATGCTGAGGACATGCCAAAGCCGGTTGTGAACGGACTGCGGCGCGTAGTCGGCATGCACATCGCCAAGGTGGTGACCTCCGACTGGGTGGTACGGTTCACTCCGTTCATCAGCGATGCCAGGAACGACAGCGTTGCCAAGATGCTTTCCGACCAGGTGGAGAACGTGATCGAGCGTTTGAATTTGAAGGCGCTTATGCGCACGGCGCAGAGGAACGAGTGTGTGGACGGCGACGCCTGCGTGTATTTTGACTTCGACGCAGACGCGCCCAGTGGTATGAACGTGCCCGGCATGGTCACCGCTTCGCTGATCGAGAACATCAACTTCTACCCGGGAAACCAATACAGCCGAGACGTCCAATCACAGCCGTATATTATCATCCACCAGAGACTGTATCTTGGCGACGTGCAGGACGAAGCCAGGGAGAACGGCGTCCCCGAAGAAGAAGTCCAGTCTATCAAGGGCGACAGCGACGAGCACCAGTTGGAAGCTAACTCCCCCTCCTCCCTGGTCAGCGTGCTGACGAAATACTGGAAGGAGGACGGAACCGTTCACGCAACGCGAACCACAAAGGAGACGGTGATCCGCGAGCCGTGGGACACGCAGCTGAAGTTGTATCCGTTTACGTGGAGCTCCTGGGAGATCATCAAATCCTCCTGCCACGGCCAGGCGATGCTCACCGGCCTCATCGACAATCAGATCGCCATCAACAAGGCATGGGCCGGGATTATTTGGCAGTCTCTCAAAACTGGCTTCTCTCAGCCGGTCGTTAACACGGACGTGATCCCGGACTGGGACGGCTCCCCCGGCCAGATGATCAAAGCGCACGGTCCAGCTGCGAACGTTCGTAGCGCAATCATGTACCTGGAGGCGGCACCGGTGCCCACCAGCGTGATTACGGCCATGGAAAGTCTTATGAACGCCACGCGGGACTGCATGGGCGCTTCCGACGCCACGCTGGGCAACGTGAACCCGGACAACGCATCCGCCATCATCGCCCTGCAGCAGGCGGACGAGCAGCCGCTGGAGCTCAGGAAGCAGGGGTACAGGGACACCGTGGAGGCTGCCTGCCGGATCATCGCGGACTTCATCCGGGCCCGGTACGGAAAACGCAAGGTCCTGATGGATGTTTCCGCAGAAGGCGGCAAGTCGGACCGCCAGATGACGGACTTCGACTTCTCCACGCTGGATGATCTTCAAATGACCATGCGCGTGGACGTTGGTTCGTCCAGTCTGTACAGCGAGCAGCTGCAGGTGCAGACCCTCAGCAATATCTTCACCAGCGGGCTCATGGAAAAACCAGCGGAACTGGCTATGTATCTGGAGACTATGCCCGAGAGATTGATCCCCAGCAGGCAGAAGCTTATGGATTACGCCAAGTCCATGTTGGAGCAGATGCTCCAACCGAAGCCGCAGCAAACAACCGAATTCAATCCCGCCCTGACGAATGAGGACATCAACGCCTCACCCGTCCGGCCCAGGGTTGAAAATACAATGAACGCCCAACCATAGGCGTGGAAAGGATCAAGGACATGGAGAACAGCGAAACCAGCCGGACCGCCATGACCGAAGAGACGTTCGATGGAAGCCTCGACTTTGACGATGACATTTTTGAAGAAGACGAAGCGGATACCGAAGGCACAGAAGGCGCGGAAGCGCAGCCGGGAGCCAAAGAACCCGAAGAAGCAGCCGACGACCAGGCTGACTTCCTAACCGTCCGCTTTAATAAGGCGGACAAGCAGCTGACCCGAGCGGAAGCAATCGAGCTGGCGCAGAAGGGCTTGAACTATGACCACGTGAAGGCGGAGCTGGACAGCTACCGCGACGGGCCCATAGGAAGGGCTCTCAAAGCGTATGCGGACCAGGCAGGTATGAGCATCGAGAAGTACGCCGAGATGATGGCAGCCCAGGCCGACGCCGCAGCGGAGAAGAAAGCCATGGAAGAGCTCCGGGAGAAGTTCCCGGACGCCCCGGACGAACTCCTGAAGGAACACGCCCGCCTACAGCGCGAGAGCGGTAAGGCCCAGGCGAAGAGCGCCGAAGAGGCCAGAATCCAAAGGGAATGGGCAGACGCCCTGGCGGAATACCCGGAGATCAAACCAGATTCCCTTCCGCAGGACGTTCACGGCATGGTCGCCCAGGGCATGACCCCTCTTCAGGCGCTTCAGCAGCACGAGATCAGAGAGCTTCGCGCCAAGGTCGCGGAGATGACCTCCGCAAAAGAGGCCAAGAAAAAACAAGAAGACAATAGGGCGCGGTCCACAGGCTCTATGCGATCAATGGGGAAGAAGGACGACTGGGACGACTTCCTGTCGGAATTCGCATAACAGCCAAATCCAACCACGACCGGCCCGGGAAGGAACGATATGACCATCAATCTCGTTGAAAAGTATCACGACAAATTGGTCAATTCGCTGGAATACGAATCCAATTTGCCCGGAAAGACCACCCAGGACTACAAGATCGACGGCAGCAGAGGTATCTACCTGACCACCCTCGACTCCGTGGCCCTCTCCAACTACGACAAGACCGCGACCGCCAACCGGTTCGGCACTCCCACCGAGATCGGGGACAAGATGCAGTTCATTGAGTGGGACTATGACAAGTCCTACCCCATCACCGTGGACAAGGCGAACTTCCGAGACGGCGGCTACAAGAAGACAGCCGAGGCCGTGATCCGAAATCAGAACGCCACCGTCGTGGCTCCGTTCCTGGAGAAAAACTTCTACCAGAAGCTTTGCTACGGTGCAGGCAAGGTCAACACCGGAAATGCTCCCACAACTTCCGACGTTCTGTCCCGAATCACCGCTATCGAAGCGGGTATGCGCAACGCGCGGATACCTAAGAGTGGCCGGTTTATCGCCCTCGGGACCACTGTATTCCAGTTGATCAGGCACTCCCTCACCGGCCTGGACGAAGTGACCGACCGGATGCTCATCAAGGGCATTGTTGGCAAGATCGGCTCCCTGAACGTCCTGGAAGCCGCTGACGACGATCTGCCCTCCGACGTGTATATGATCGCCTGGTGGAAAAACGCGGCGCTCCTGGTCAACGACATCAAAGACGCCAACGTGCACACCAAGCCCCAGGGCATCAGCGGCATGCTGATCGAGTACCGCGTCCGCGGCGTCGCCGACGTCGTGGGCGAATACTCCGGCGGCGTCATCGTGGACTGCAAGTCCAGCGCGAAGCAGGCGAACCCCAGCATTTCCGCTGCGGGCGCGATCACTGTCGGCTCTTCCAGCGACTACACCAAGTACACCACGGACGGCACCAACCCCAGGTACAGCAAGACCGCCGTGAAGATCACCAGCGGCACCACGCCCAGCCACACCGCAGGCGACACCATCAAGGCTGTTTCCTACAAGGCTGGCAAGGCCGTGTCCGACGTCATCTCCCAGGTCACCACCTCCTGACGAGCCCTTGGGGGGCGCTTTATGCGCCCCCCCGCCTTTTTGAAAGGAGAAGCCTATGGCAAACGAAGACAAGATCAGAATCATGGATGAGCAGATGGTGGCCGGAGATAACGGGCCAAAGTTCATGCGAACATATGCGGGCCCATCCGATGCGACAAAGCCAAAGGATAACCTTGCCAACGGGTCGTTCTATATCAAGACTGACACGAACCCAGTGCAGGTCGTACATTTTGATGAAGTCGCCCAAAAGTGGTCGGACGAGGAGTGATAGCATGAGCAGAGGAGTAAACATCGGCCTTTTACTCGCGCTTATTCAGGCCGCAAACAAGCCTGTTTCCGCGGAAACATGGAAACAACTCAAGTCCATGGTGCGCGACGGGTCAGCGGGAACGCACGTAAAGCCGGGCGATCCGTTTGTTGTCTCAAAGGAAAGTGGCGTGTACGCTACAATCTACGGCGATATCACGGCAGCGACAGTGGACGAGGACACGTTTATTGCAGCCATAGGCCACAGCGACAGCGCCGCTTATGAGTTTATCTACGACGGCGCGGCCTGGGCAATGAACAACAACGTGGTGGAGCTTGCCAACTTTGGCATTGAAGTGACCGGCACGCCTGCCGAGCATGACACGGTTGTGGTCCACGTGCAGGCGTCCGGCATCACGATTGAGACGCTTGGCTGGAACTGTGACGTTCCGGTAAACAGCAGCTTGAGAAACTGCCTATCCTTTCTGACCCGCGACATCCAGACCTACGGCAGCATCGCCAGATGCGCACCCCAGGCGCTGGCGACCGTACAGACGGCCATCGCGTCCGGCGAGAAGGCATACGTCAAGGGCGACCACTGCGCGTATGACGGCATCACGACCGAGGACGGCAACTTCGGATTCGTCGCCCCCGGCGACATCCCTGTCGGCGCGAAGATCAGACACAGCACCATCGGCAAATCTCAGACCACATACGCCAAGAGTAACGTGACCGGCGGCAAGTTCACGATCTACGCGGCGGACTACAGCGTTCTGTACGATAACGTGGAGACCATCGAAGACGACACCGGCGCTCTGCTTGGCACCGTCACCGCAAAAGACCCGCAGTATCTTGCAGACGGCACGGCGGGTCACGCCAACTTCACGCAGAGAAACCAGTACGGCTCCAACCGTGCCGCCCACGCTGCGCATCAGAAGTGGCTGAATTCCGACGCTGCCGGGGCTGCGTCCGGGGCCATCGCGTCCTGGTGGACGCCTTCGGACGAGTTCGACATGCCCATCAAGTCCACGCTTCCCGGATGGCTGCACGGACTTGATCCCGAGTTCCGCGCCTGCCTGGCGAAAGTCTGGAAGCGGACGGCTAAGAGTATCGCGGACGGCTACGGATACGAGGACACGCAGGAGCTGATTTGGGTGCCGTCCATGACCGAGGTAGGATTTGGAAACAACAATTCCGTCGTGGAGACCTCACCGAAGGGCAGCGCAGGAGATCCCAACTTCACCGTCTACCCACTGTACGACGGCGCAACCAATGCGGACCGTATCAAGTATCAGGGAACCACCGCAAGATACTGGTTCCTGCGTAGCCCGAACCCGTCCAACGCCGGCGGCGTGCGCGGCGTGAACACCGATGGTTCGCTCAACGGCAGCGGCGGCGCGCACAACGCCTACGGGGCGGTGGCCGGCCTATGCATCGCGTAAGCGCAGGCTGATGAGAACGAAGGGGCGATGCGGCAGTGTCGCCCCGTAGTGGAGAGACTTATATGCGGAAAAATGTTGAGGAACGGGAGCAGAAGCAGCCGATGCGCCCTATCCAGCAGCGGTCCATCGACCACCTGGCGAAGGAGACGATGGCGATGCTGGCGCGGGAGAAGGTGTTCCCGAAGCGGGTCCGGTGGCAGTACGCGGAATCGCTGGCGCGGCTGGTAAACATCGCGGACAGCCTCTCGAACGTCGCAGACGGGATCAACCCGACCAACCGAGGAGAGTACGCCATAAGGCACCTGCTGAACGTGCTGACGGTGGCAGTCCTCGGCGCTCTCGACGCGAAGATGACGCAGGCCATGCGTGTCATGGGCGCGGACCCTAACAGCTTCGACAGCTGGACGAAGCTGTATAAGACCGCCCGCGGTTCCACGTACCGGCAGATTAACCGGGATAAGAAGCGGTATATTCCGCTGTACGGCGAACCGGGAATCGACGGCATAGCTCCCGTCCTCAACTGTTTGCTCAAACTTTTAGGGGTCAGCTCGATATAGCCCGAACCCGTCCAACGCCAACAACGTGCGCAACGTGAACACCGATGGTTCGCTCAACAACAACAACGCGAACAACACCAACGGGGCGGTGGCCGACCATCCAAAAGACGAGATCAAGTAAGTCGCCGCAAGGCGTTCCGAAAGCAACAGTCATAGATAGGGGAGCTGGTTCCTGTTCACGGAAACCCGTGACGAAACATGAGCCGTGCGCGGCAGGCCAACGCCGCGCCTTGTGACGCTGGCTGCTTCGGGTGGCTGGCTATCAGCAGCGGCGGCAGCATCCGGCGATCCCGGAAATAACGGGACCGGACAGCCCGATGCTTAACGGAGGTACAGCGTGGGCGAACAGTTCAACAAGGCCGCTTCCCTCCGGGAGATCGACAGGGGCAACCGGCAATGCAAGTGCGGCGTGTCTCGCAAGACCAGCGTCATGGATTCGTACATCCACGGACTATCCTTCGACAGGAACATCCTGGACGACATTCTTGCCGGGACCTACAGGCTGCGACCTGGGAAGACCGTGGAGATATACCGGCCCAAGCGCAGACAGGCTGTAGCCCCGTACTACCGGGACCGCGTGTGGCAGCGGGCCATGTGCAACAACGGCGTTTACCGCGACCTGACCCGCAGCGCCATCTTCGACAACATGGCGTGTCAGAAGGGCAAGGGCACTGACTTGGCGCTACGACGGGTTATAGGCTTCCTGCAGCGGCTTCACCGGGAAGCGCCGGGAGCGCCCATCTACGGAAAGCATCTGGACATACACAGGTTCTTCCCGTCAACTCCACAGGCGGAAGTAAAGCGTCACGATCGGGAATGGATCACGGAACCGTTGTTTATCCCGTATCTTGACGAGATCATCGACAGCATCCCGGACAATCGCCCGGAAGAGGATACCGCCGATGACCCTTTCGGCAGACGCGGGACCGGCCTGGGCAGCCAGATAAACCAGCTAAACCAGGTGACGATCCCAGACAGGCTCGATCACGATCTGAAGAGATTCTGCCGGTTCTATATCCGCTACAACGACGACTTTTTGATCCTTGACCACGACCGTGTTGTCGTCGACCGGGCGACGGCATTGATCGACGAATGGTTGACAGCTCACGGGCTGGAAATGGTGGACAAGGCCGGGACATTCGATGTGCGGAAGACGGGTTTCTACTTTCTCCGCAAAAAGTTCATCCTGGCACCCGGCGGCAAGATCATCCTACGCCTGCATAGGAACGCTATGCGGGAGGAGCGCCGGACGCTGGACGGCATGAAGCGACTGCTGGACCGGGGCGAAATCACCATGCGGAAGGTGGAGCAGCACTATCAATCCTGGGTGGCGAACGCCGAATACTGCGGCGACGCGCCTATCCGGGCGATGGACAAGTATTACACAGTGACCTTTCGGCGGAAGCCGAACTATAAACGGAAAAGGAGATACCTGTATGGCAATTTCAAAAAGCGAGAGAGAACGTCTCCGCGAAGCGGAAAGAGAAAACCTGAGACTGAAAGCCGAGAACGCTCAGTTGAACCAGGTCGTCCAGGAGCAGGCGGACGCTCTCATTGAGCTGGCGGAGATCATCGAAGGAGGGCAGGAGTGATGGCAAAGATTTACTACCGAAAGTACAAGGCCCGCATCGAGGCGGGGGAGATCACCCTTGACCAGGCCATTGCCCTGGCCCAGGAGGAAGTGCCTGAGCGTTGGCGGGCCGCTGTTGTGGCCCTGCTGGAAGCTGACGCATGATCTCGGACGAAGAGCTGTCGCGCCTGTCCGACGCGGAGCTATGTGAACTAATGGACCGCATTACCAATGAAGTGTATTTGCGGTTCATGCAACGTGCTGGAGGAGAATATGACGGTCAAAGACATATTTAAATTGAGCGCTGCGCTCATCGGCGACAAAGTGAATTCTGATCCGGAAGCGCTCGAACTGTCCGTTCCGGTCATGAACATTCTTTTGCAGGAATCGTTTAAATGCGAAAACAGCATGAGAATTCGGGATGGTCAGGAGACGCTGGCGTCTGCTCCATTCGTCACGACAGTAGAAGACGAAATCCCATATCACGAGGAGCTGGTCCGGGCCGCTATGCCATACGGGGTCGCGTGGCAGCTCCACCAGGATGCGGGGAACTTTTCACTGGCGGCTACATACAGAAACATGTTCATTGACGCGGTAAATTCGTGCTACTGCTTTCAGATGAGGAAGTATACATGAACAAGATTCCGATTATAAGTGACGCTAAGCTCCGGTCGAAGGCATACGCCTACTTTAGAGGATGCGACTTCACGACGGACCCCGCCGAGATCGATGACTCCCGGTCTCCGGATTCTTTGAACATGATCGCAGATGACGCTGGCTTCCCCCAAAAGCGGGTTGGCTGGCGAATTTTGAATACTTTTTTAGGACAAATTCACGGGCTGCACTATGCGCATTTTTCCGGGCAATCACCCGTGATCATTGTGCACCACGGCACAAAACTGTCCGCTTACGACATATCGTCCGCGGCGGTGACTCAAATTCTGGCGTCCGGCATGGCAGAAAATAGATCACAATCATTCATGCACGGGGGATATCTGTATATCCTCGACGGCGCGACGTTCCGTAGAATCACATACTCCAGCGGCTACGTTTCCACATTGGTCGCCAACGATGCAAAGGTGCCGACCACGGGAATTGCCGGACACTACGAAGCGGAGGATGACGGAAACGGGAACATCACGTACACCTGGAAGCCATGCACGACATACGAAGAACCAAACCTGCTGACGAACCACCAGATCAACGAGTTCGCGGGCGACGGTACAAACAAAGTGTTTTGGCTCACGGAGCGCGAATGCACCGTCACCAAGATACAAATCTATTCCGGCGGGCAGTGGACTGTCACCAGCGCCTACTCTGTCACGGAGGACACAACCGTAGGCAAAACCAAGATCACCTTCACAAACGCACCCGCAGCGCATCCGGACGGAGCCGGGATAGACAATATCCGCGTTGAGTTCACGTCCACGGAAAATCCCCAACAGAAAAACCTTATAAACAAGTGCTGTATCTGTGCGCCATTTGGATATTTCAACGACAACAGAATATTTGTGACCGGAAATCCGGACAAAAAGAACAGGGATTGGGCATCCGCGGTGGATGACCCGACGTACTGGGAAAAGAATCAGTGGACAGATGTTGGCTCCGATCATACGGCCATACAGGGGTATCTTCATTATGGCGACGTACTCGCCATCATAAAAGAAGATGACAACCAGGACGCGGAAATTTACATTCGTTCTGCTGTTGTTCAAGATGACAATTCTGTTCTTTTCCCTGTTCAGCAAGGCGTAAAAGGCGTAGGCGCAATTTCCCGCGAAGCATTCGCGTCTCTTCGGGACGACGCGCTTTTCTATGCGAAAGAAGGCGTCTTCGCCGTTGCCGGAACGGACGCAAGCCAACAGCGCACCGTGCAGAACAGGTCGTTTTTCGTGGACAACCGGCTCAGAGAAGAGCCGTCAAAATCAAAAAGCGTCGGGACAGTATGGAACAACCGATACCTTCTTGCTTTCCCTGATACAGGGCACTGCTACGTCGCGGACGCGCGGATGCAGTCCGCTATGAACGAGAGTTTTGTATACGAATGGTTTTACTGGACCAACATACCGGCCAACGTTTTCCTGGAGTTTGACGGCGTTCTTATGTTCGGAACGACAGACGGGAAGCTGTGCCGGTTCAACGACGATCTTGGGTCTATGATCAAGTACACCGACGCCCTTGAGCGCGTTGAAAACCCGGTTGATCCAAGCATAGAGCGCGAATGTTGGACGGGCGGCGTCCCCATAAAGGCTAAATGGGTGACGAAGGCCGACACGTTTGGGACCATTTCCCGCATGAAGGAGCTGACGAAGCGCGGGTGCACGGTCATGCTGAAGCCTTACGTCAAATCCTCTGTGGATATACGGGTAACCACAAACAACTTAGGCAACGAGCTGCTTACGTCAAAACTCCTGAACGTATTCGACTTTTTTGAGCTCGATTTCGGCAGAATAGATTTCAATGCCATGTCGACCCCACAGGTCGTTCCATTTAATCATAAAGTCAAAAAATTTCAGCAGCTCCAGCTTTCCCTGGAGAGCAGCGGCGCGGAAGAGTGCTTTGGAATCTACGGAATCCAACTTCAATACATCATCGGCAATTACGTGAAATGAGGTAAATATGGCATATATCGACGAAGTTGTTGAGAAAAATAAACGGTATTTGACTCAGGCACAGATCAACGCCCTGGCAGAAGCGTCCAGGCAGTACAACGCTCAGAACGCGGCCAACCGCGCCTCGGCTCAGGCATCTGCCCGAGAGCAGTACGACGCAGGTTACCGCGGTTTACAGAATATGGGATTAGCCGGTGCGGTCGGCAACGTTGCAAAATCAGGAGAAGTTCCGCGCCTGCAAACACAGATCCGTACGCCCGTTGATGAGTATAACCAAAGACTTCGCGACGTCGAAAACCGCCGTTTGGATGTGCTGGGGAACCAGTTTGCCCAGCAGACTCAGGCAGAGGAAGCGGCCCGCGCTGCAGCACAAAGGGCAGCCGCGGAAGCCGAGCAGCTGCGCCGCGCTCAAATGATAGCGGCGGCGATAGCGTCAAATGTTCAAACAATCAAGCAGACAGCATTACAAGTAGGGTCTCCCACAAGAGAAATCAAACTCAACGGAGACGAGTTGGAGGTCAACCCCCGCATTGTCACGAAGGCAGACGTAAATAAGACATCCATAGAGGACGTAATCACCCGCGCCGCGGCCCAGGTCGTCGGCGTTTCTTCCACGCCAAGCATATCGACCACGCCGCAAAGCGCAGAAAAGCCATCCGGGTACATTTTGAATGAAGAAGTGCATATCCAAAAGGGAGCGCTGGACTTTATCAAAACAGGGCTGAGCAGCTACGATGCAAAAGAAGATAAGCAGGCGTTAGACGCGGCGCAGAAAAAAGTGGATGCCTTGGAAGAGGCGATGCAAACAAACTCTTGGGACGTCCCGGAAAATGTGTACCAGCAGGCCGTCGCTCAAAGAAACGCGCTCAAGCTGAAAGTGGAAGACCCGGACACGTATTCGCTTTACGCGGTAGCCAACGGCGATTATGATCAAAAAACAAAAGAAACCGCAGCGCGGACGTGGGTGGATAAAAAGTTTGGCATCGCTGATGAGAATGACTCCGCTCAGAAGCTGAAGTATGCCAACCAGACATACAGCCGCATGATGGCCGAGTGGGAAAAGTCTCTTCCAACAGATGAGCAAAAGCATGAACTGTATGATGATCAGCACGAACAGTACGAGAACTACAAATCGCTCCTGGACGTTATCGACGATCAGAACTCCACGGCAAACGACAAAGCCCGCGCCAGGGCGTCGATCAATGCCGGTCCGCTGAATGAACGAGAGGCCAGAGCTTTTGTCAAAAAGTATGAAGCCTTGATAAACCCGCAATTGCCTGATAATGTTCAGCAGGCAAAGTATGAGCGCGACATGGCGGAGCTTCGATATAAAGACCCAGAAACATGGAAGGCCGTTCAGATTCTTCAAAACAAGGATATTTTGTATTCTATGGCTCCGGAGATGGTAGAGGAAGCCGCAAAGACGGCGGCGCCGTTTCTTATGAAGCAGTACGGTTTCAAAACTCCATCCATGACAGATGAAGAATACGAAAAGGAAAAGTCTGAGATCAAAGGGCTGCGGGCGCTGTACGAGCGCTGGGAAATGATGGAGGGAGACGCAGGCGAAAGCTTAGCAGAGAAAGAGCTGAAAGAGCAATACGGCCTTACCCCTAAAGAGGCAAAAGACAGGATTTCAAAATTTGACCAGGAGCGCGACGCCAGAAGCGCATACAAGTATTATTTGCCAGGCCTCTTAACGCAAGCGATAAACCAGGGAGAAAAGCCGGAAAAGGCGGCAAACAAGGAAGAAGGGAACAGCCTATACCGGGCTATCAACGACCTGCCCGCGATCTACCAGTTCTATGAGCCGTCGACCGAGGAAGAGCAGGACCGGCGAATGGTCCGTTATATGACCCAGGACCAAAAAAACTCCTACAACGCGATCTACGAGCGCGACGGAATCGACGCCGCGAACCAGTATTATCACGACATCATCCCGTTTTTGAATATTCAAAGGGCCCAGCAGGACGAGGAATTCGCCAGAAAATTTGCCGACGAGTACCCGGTCCTGGCGGATATTCACTCCATAGGCGGAAACATGCTCTGGAACATTCCGGCAGCGGCCGAGAACCTGCTGACTGGAGTTCGCGGCATGTTCACCGAGGAGCGCCCTTACTACGACGTGAACAGCAATTGGAGCTTCAGAAGCGCCAGGCCGGAAGCTATTCGAAGCGAAAGGTCACTCAATATTCTGTCTAACATGGGGCGCTCGGATTGGGTAAACAAAGTGCTCAACTCCGCATACCAGACCGGCATGAGTATAGCTGACAGCGCAGCCGTGCTTCCCTTTGCGTTGACCGGAAACTCCTGGGCCGTGTATGCGATCTTCAGCAGTTCCGCGGGCATGTCCGCCTACAAAGACGCCATCTCCCGAGGGGCGACGCAGGATCAGGCACTTACCTTCGGTATTTTATGCGGTGCAGCAGAATCCATTTTTGAAGAACTGTCCCTGGAACGCCTCATTCATACTAATTACGCGGGCAGGGGGGCATTGATCAAAAACATTTTATCGCAGGCCGGATTCGAAGGCTCAGAAGAGCTTGCAACTGGCCTGGCAAATTTCCTCACCGATATATACGTCATGCGCGACAAATCCAAATACGCCAGCGACGTTCAAACGTACCTCAGCCAGGGCATAAGCCAAAACTCCGCGGAGGTGAAGGCGCTGCTTGACCAGGCTAAAGATATAGGCCTGGAATCTGTCGGCGGCGTTATCTCCGGCGGACTATTTTCACTTGGCGGCGCAGTGATCCATGGGATGCATTACACAAAAGTAGGTAAACAGCTTCGCTCAAATTCTGATTCCATGAAGCGGTACAGCGATCTTGCGAATTTGCTGGGGCCAGAAACACAGCAGGCGTTGAACGAATATGATGCCAACAAAACGGACCGCAACGCAGGAAAGATAGTCGAGGCTGTGAACAACGCCATCAACGAGCTGTTGGAAACCCAGCAGGCCGAAAAAACGGCCAAAGAGTCTGCGCAGGAATCCACGCAGACCGGCGAAGCGACCAAAGAGAACACGCAGGAGGTCGAGAAGGAAGCCGCCCCGGAAACCGGAGAGACTGTCCAAACAGAAGAATCCGTCCGCAACCAGGCGACGGACAACGCCACCGCCCTGGCGGCGCTTTTGTCCGGCGAAAAGATGAACGTAGCCACCGCGGAGGGAGTCATGGAGGTGCTTGGCGCGGAGCGCTTAAACAAAATGGGATACAATGCGTCAAACGCGCTGGCCTTCGCGTCCTCCTATAATTCCCGTTTGGGTGAATTCAACATCCAGGCTCGGTCCGGAGAGCTGACGCCCAGGCTGTACAGCCGGGCCCAGATGCGCCAGGCCGTGGAGCGAGAAGCGCGGAAGCTGGCGGCTCCCTCCGACCGGGTATGGAAGGACCCGAACATCGGTTATGTGGTCACGGACGAGGGAAAGCGCGTCCGAGGCCTGCCTGGGAACCTCACCGCTGTTTCCGAAGAGGAGCAGAAAAAGAGCAACTACGCGGCCCGCACTACGGTCACGTCCGGCGGCGTGACCTACCAGATCGCCGGGATGGAGTCCAGGGAAGGACTGAGCAACAGTCAAACGCTGGCGGCGGTCAAAAACAACATGAGCAAAGAAGCCAGGGGGAAAGCAGAGTTTTACGAGAAGATTTCCAAGGCCCTGCCCGGGATCAGCTTTGTCGTCCACGACACCATGGGCATGCCGGACGGAAGCTTTGATGCCAAGACCGGCGCGATTCACGTGTCCCTCAGCGGCAACCAGTCCGCCCTCCGCGTCACCGCTCACGAGCTCACCCACCTCATGAAGGAGGAGGCGCAGAAAAACCCCGCCACCCAAAAGGCCTATGACGCGCTGCGCCAGGCGATCATCGACGAGATCGGCCAAAAAATGTTCGACCGGATGATGGAGCAGAAGGCCGACGAGTACACCAGGATGGGCGATCCCATAGACCTCAGTACCCCGGAAGGCAAGGCGAAGGCCGAAGACGAGACCATCGCCGAGCTATGCGAGCGCATGCTGGGCAACCCTGATTTCGTAGAGAAATTCTGCGAGGAGCACACCGAGGAAGCGAAGACTTTGATGGATTACATCTTGAAGATCGTCAATGCCATCAAATCAGCTTTGAAAGATATGAGCAACCGGGACTTTGGCATGTCCTGGAGCGACCGAATCGAGGACGCGGAGAACGTTCTCAACAAATGGTACAACCTTCTGAACACGACCCTGGAGAACATCGGGGCGGCCCGGGAGGGCGAAATGACAACTAAGGAGGACGCGCAGGCGGAAACAACGGCCCGGGAGGGGTCGCAAATGGAAGACCGGGCCAACCCGGAGCTCTACGCCGACGAGGAATCAGTCCGGGCAGAGCGGAAAAACTCGGAGCTTCAGAGGGAGATAGTGTCCGAGACGAAGAAAGGCCCCTACCCCGCCGGGTATTCCTCTCAGGCCGTGGACGGCGTGATCTCCAAGGCCCTGGACGTGCTTGGCACAAAGGACTCCTATTCCGCGGAGGATTATGAAAAGCTCCGGGCGCGGATAGGCCAAAGTTTGCCGGTGGTTGAGGAATGGCTGAATGACCCGGAGAACGAGCAAAAGCAGGAAGCAGCGAACGAACGCATCCGGCAGGTTGCCAACGAGATCGTGGACGCCTACCGAGAGACCGAGGGCGCGACGAACGACCTGGCGGACCTGCAGCAGGATATCCCGGACGTGATCGGCGTCTCCCCTAACCAGATGGCGGACATAAAGAGCCAGTACGATAAGAACGGCCTGTTCCGCCTTCAGGGCATGATCAGCAAAGCTCTGGGCCGGAAGGTGACTTTGGTAGGCGAGAGCAACCCGCAATTCAAAAACGCCTCCAAGATGGACCAGCTCTTCGAAGAGCTGAAGGAGAAATACAACCTGTCCGACGATCAGGACTTTGCTCGGGACGCGCAAAACCTGGTGGACTTCATCCAAGGCGTCAGGGACGCCTCGGAGGGCACCACGGTGACCATGACAGACTACGGCGCAGAAGCCCGGGAACAGGCCTTTCTGGACGTTCAAACCGCCCTTGCAGACGCCCTCACAGAAGCCGCAGGAGAGAAGGCGGGCGTGGAGTATTCGCTGGATACGGACAAAATGCGGGATAATGGCGTGCGGTTTAGCGCAGGCGACGTAGACGCGCTACGCATAAAGGACCAGTTGAAGAATAACCAAGAAAAGCTGAACGCCATGGAGCCTGTCGTTTCTATCAAGAGCGATGGCAAACAGGGCAGAACGTCTTCACAAATGCGTGACGCACTGATCGAGTTTTTTGCCAGCAGGAAATATGGCGTGGATCGTCAGGGCTTCGGGCGTGTTTTGTTTAATGCGGACGCACTTGGGACAATGGCGCGATACATAAAGACTAATGCAGAATTTGCTGCCGTGAAAGCAGCTCCATCTGTCGTAAAACGTGGGATTCAAATAGGGTACGAGAACAATCATAAAGGACGTGGCGTTGAAAGCTATACGTTTGCGGCTCCAGTTATTTTAAACGGCGAACGCGGGAACGTAGCTGTGGTTGTGCAAGTGACAAACAAAAACAAGGCTCATTGTGCGCGGGTTCTAATTCCGGATGGTTCTGGCTTTGATTTGAACGTAGCAGAAAAAGCAGACCAAGAGGCCAGAGGGCCCGAAAAACGGGCGCAACAGCGAATGAAATCTGCTTCTATTGATACAATAGCAGAATCAAAAGGAAAAAGCAATAGTTCCGAACGAAATTCTTTGGACACCGACTACCTCCGCCTGGCGGAGAAGTACAAGTCCGGCACGGCGACGGAAGCGGACAAGCAGCAGCTTCAGCAGGATGTCGATCACGCGGCTCAGGCTGCCGGATATACCATAAAGGCGTGGCATGGATCGCGCGCTATATTCACGGAGTTCTCCAACGAAAAGAGAGGTGCAAACACTGGCACGAAAGCAAGCGAGCAGTGGTTTTTTGCGGGTGATTATGATACCGCGAATTCGTACTATCCGGCAGGCGTGATGAAAGAGCTGATTAAGCAGTATCCCTCCATGTACTCGCAGAAAGACATAGACAGTATGGAGAGACGCGGTATTGCAGGAAAACTGTATCCCTTGTATCTGAAAATGGCGAACCCGCTTGTGGTAGATGTGGCCGGTTATGATTACGAATCCCACAAGCAAAGCAAAGACGCCATGATGGAATTCGTTGAGCAAGCAAACAGAGAGGGACGTGATGGAATTATACTCCATAATGTGCGTGACAACAATCTTCGTCCGGAAGCAGAAAACAGCACCGTCTACATGTTCCGGTCATCTTCTCAGGCAAAGCTGGCTGATCCGGTGACCTACGACGACCAGGGCAACATCATTCCTCTTTCCGAGCGGTTCAAACCGGACAATCCGGACATCCGCTGGAGCATCAACACCGACGCCCTGCGGGAGAACGCCAACGTGTTTACAGAGATCAAGCCCGAGGCGCTGGAGAAAGGCATCGAGCAGCTGAGGAACCTGACCCCCGGGAAGGGGCTGTGGGCCCTGAAGGATATCGGGCGGTTCCTGGACACCGTCAGCGGCGGAGATAAGGAGCTCAGAGACACGCTGACGGATATATTTGAGACGCCCCACCGGCAGGCGCTGAAAAACTATGCTGACGGCGTGGCGCGGATGCAGCAGAGGGTCCTGGACATCGGAGCCCGGGCGGGTGTGTGCGACAAAAAAGGGAATCACTTTGACAGCAAGAAGAGCGCAGCCATCCAGAACATAGGCGAGGGATTCAGCAACACGTATACGGATTTGAAGGTCAGGATCAAGGACGCGGACGCTGTTACCGTGAGGGCGTACGAGCCGGGCACCGACAAGCTGGTGGTCTCCGAGCGGGACTACACGCTGCCGGAGCTGCGCCGCGCCTATGGGCGGGACAATGCGGACGCTGTGTGGACGAAGGTTTTCGACGAGGCCCAAAAAGCTAAGGAGACCGGCCACAAGTTCGCCGAATTGGAATACGGCGTCAACACCCGGCCCTACACCCTGGAGAACCTGCAAAGCGACTTCAGGGACGACTGGCAGAAGCTCTACGAGGCGTCGCAGGAATTCCGGCAAATGTACGACGATTACATCGACACCATGAACCGGATGCTGGAACAGCTTTACCCCAACACCAGCAAATACGCCGACGTGGACAAGATCACCAAGGCCATCGAAGAAAAGGAAGCCAGGCTAAAGACCAGGAAGGAATCCGAGCAGGCCAGGATCGACGAGCTCAACAAGCGGATCGGGGCCAAGGAAGCCGAAATGGCCGGGAAGCGCCGCAAGGACACGAAGGCATACCGTGATCTGTGGGACCAGAAGGAGCGGCTGCGGCGGAAGGTGGAGGAAGCAGAAGCTGATCTTAAAGAGTACGAGGAGAACATCCGGGATGATCTGAAGGTCATGGGAGAGCAAAAAGCCGCGTTGCAGAACGCCGAGAAAAACGGCGACTCCCTCAGCCGGATGCACCGGCTGGAGTACCGTGAGGACTATTTCCACCATTTTCAGGAAATGGCCTCCGGTGTGCAGAACCTGAAGGCGATCTTTACGAACAGCACCGACATCTCCCCCGCCATCGTGGGTAAGAGCGACACCACGAAGCCCAAGAGCCGGTTCGCCGGGTGGATGCAGAAGCGGACCGGCGCCGACTATACCGCAGACGCATTGAACGGCATGCTGAAATACGGTCAGCTGGCGGAGTATAAGCTGGCGTTCGACCCGCTGGCGGCGTATCTCAGGGAAGCCAACGACAAAATCCGTAATCTGGACAAGAACGAAACGAACCGTGACAACCTGATCCGGTACATAGACCAATGGACCAACACGATCCTGGGCAAGTCCCACAAGATCGACCGCGCCCTGGTGGACAGCGGCGTGGGGATGCGCAGTAAAATGTTCAAGACCCTGGACTGGATCAACTCCCGGGTCATCCAGAACACGCTGCTGTGGAACATGCGCTCCGCGCTCATCCAGATATCCAATGTCACCAACGCCAAGAGCCTGGTCCCCAACCCCCTGCACTGGGCGGGCGGGCTGAGGAGCTGGGCGCTGGCGGCGCGGGGCAACGCCGAAATGCAGGCGATCATGAACCAGAGCACGTTCCTGGCGTCCCGGTACATGGACAGCCTCCAGCTGACGGACAGCGCCTTGAAGAGCGCCAAGGAGTTTGCCGGGTGGATGCTGGGCGCTCTGGACGAGATATCCGCCAAGGCGACCTGGTGGGCCGCGTATACGCAGTATCAGAAGAACCCCAACGCGCCGACGATCAGAAACGCCTCCCGGTCGTATGCAAACGCCATCGAATACGCGGACGACGTGACCCGCCGGACCCATGCGGGCAGGGGCATAGGCGAGCTGGCCCCAGCCATGACCTCCCGGGTGATCAATCTGGTGGCTCCCTTCCAGGTGGAGGTGAACAACACCTACCAACTCCTGAAAGACAACGTGCGGCAAAAGAATTACTGGGGGCTCCTGTCCACCGGCGTGAGCGTGTTCCTCATGAACACTGTCTTCGAGGCCATCGTAGGGTCCACACCGCTGGGGTTTGACTTCATCCGCGCCATTGTAGACATCGTGTTCGGGTTTGCAGATGACGATGACGACTACGACTTGACCCGGGCCGGGCAACGGCTGGCGGGCGAGTTCGTGGGCGGGCTTCCGTACGCCAACCAGATTGTCGGTCTTATCGGGCAGGACTATGCAAAAAAGATCATCGGCGAAGATACGGACGTTACCAGATACGGCAACACGCAGATCGGCGTCAACGCAATCATAAACACCCTGTCCGGTCTGTCCGACATCGCCGACGCCGTCAAGGACGGTAGGAACTTGATCACGGAGACCAATTTCATTTCCGACATCGATGATTTATTGAGCCTCATCATGCCCATGGGCGGCAAGCAGCTTGCCAGGACCGCAGAAGGCATCAAGACGGTGGCGCAGGGGTACGGCAGCAAGGTGGACAAAGAGGGGGTGGAAAAGGTCCAGTTCATAACCGAACAGGATCTTGCTCATTATCTTCACGCCTCCCTGTTTGGGAAGTGGTCTTTGACTGAAGCCAGCGAATACTTTGGCGAGGAACGGCTGCTTCCCAAGCTATTCGGGGCCTACGAGGGGCCCAAGTCATCCATGGGCAAGCTGGTGGACGCCAAAGAATATAAGGCAGCGCTGGAAACCGGCATAGACGGAAAGGACTACTTCACCCTGAAGTACGATTTAAAAGAGTACACCACCCAAGGCGGAAAGCGGGCCGAGATGATGGAGCACGACTACACGCCGGAGCAGAAGGCGCAGCTGGACGCGCTCATGATCCCCAGCAGCGATGCGGAAGTCAAAGCTGAGGGCGCCGTTGTGTATCAGAAGAACAGCGACGGCGAATGGAAAGTAAAGGCAGACTACACCTCCCCTGCCTGGTTTAAGATCTCAACGTTGGGCAGCAGTCAGTACCAGGAAGCTAAGGGCGGCGAGAAAAACGGACTGAGGCCAGAAACGTATTTAACCATATACAATAATTGGAAAACCATAGATGCGAAAGACGAAAACGGTGACACTGTCAGAGGGCTCAAGAAAAAGCGGGCTAAGGAATACCTGGATAGCTTGTCACTTCCCGCCTCGGTATATGACTACATCTGGACTGTAGTCTTCGGCTATGGCAAGTAGGCATATCCGCTGGAACATGGCACTATTTATCACTCTCGGCGGTGTAGTATTAAAAAAACAAAGGAGAAATTCATGAGCGTATCTCAGCTTCCGGAATTCCCGGCGACAATCGAAAACCTACCGGACAAACCAAATCTTTCCGCGCAAAACATGAAGGCTGCGTTCGACCAGGACCTTCGGCTGCTATACCAAAAAGTCGTTGAAATCATCGACGCAGTGAACGGTAAAGCGGACACCCCCGTTTCTGTGTCAGATGGCGGCACCGGCGGCACCACGCCGCAAAGCGCACGTGAGGGGATTGGCGTATACATCGGGAATACCCCGCCCGCGGACATGGCGTCGACGCTGAACACCGGCGATGCCTACATCTACGTTCCTGACCTATGAGCAAAACATACACGTTACAGGCAACTATAAAAGGCGGCTCCAGGGCGAGCTGGAACAGCTCGTATTGGGACGACTATTCCCTGTTTGCAAACACCGGAGCCAGGTGCCTCGTCGGAAAAGACGGGAGCACCTGCCTTGCCACATTGTTGCTGTTTGACCAGGCAACGCTGGCCGCCCTTCGGGCAAAAACCGTAACCAGTATAATCCTGTCGCTCACCGTTAAATCCGGCACCATTCCACCCTCCGGCGCTGAAAGCTATGCGGTGGGTTACAAGTATTCCTCCTCTGCCGGGTCAACATCCGGAAGCAACGCATGGGCCCGCGGAGATTATAACAGCTCCGCCATGTCTACAACCGCAATAGGATTCATTCGAACAAGCGGCGGGTCTGTGTCGGCAAACTACACACCGATTTCTATTGATCTAACGGCTGGCGGCGTCCCTAAGTACGGATACACCATCGGCCCTTCCAGAAGCAATCTAAACACGTACATCGAGCTGGTGGCGTCAGCTACGCTGACGGTCACCACGAACGAAGTAGATTTCTATACCGTTTCGTACAACGCTGGCGGCGGGTCCGGTGCGCCTGCCGCACAGTCAAAGGCCCCTGGCGTAAATCTGACGCTTTCGTCTCAGGTTCCCACGTGGACAGGCTATACATTTCTTGGCTGGAACACCAAGGCGGACGGGACCGGGACGAGTTATAACCCGGGGGGCACGTACTCCAGCGATGCCAATGCCACACTGTACGCTATCTGGCAGGTAACGACGTACACGGTATCGTTTGATGCGAACGGTGGGAGCGGTGCGCCTGCTGATCAAACGAAGACATACGGTCAGGGCCTTGCTCTTTCGTCTACAGAGCCAACCAAAACAGGCTACACGTTTTCCAAATGGAACACGAAGGCGGACGGGACCGGCACGGACTATAATCCCGGAGACACGTACACCGGCAACGCCGATCTGACCCTGTACGCGATCTGGGAAGCTCTGACGTTTACCGTGACGTATGATAACAACGGTCACGGCACTGCCCCCGAGGCTCAAACAAAGTCCTACAACGTGGATATTACCCTGGCGGCAGCGATCACCGGCGTCACGGGCGGCACAATGACGGAGTGGAACACGAAGGCGGACGGGACCGGGACGAGCTACGACCCGGAAGATACGTATTCAGGCAACGCCGATCTGACCCTGTACGCGATCTGGACCGCTTCTACGTACACTGTTACCTTTGATGCGGACGGCGGCTCCGTTGATCCGGCCACAAAGACGGTGACGTGGGGGCAAAAATATGGCGAGCTGCCAACGCCGACGATAACAGGCGAGACATTCTACGGATGGTTCGATGAGGATGACGTACTGATCACCGAAAATAGCATGTGCTTGTTGACTGGAGATATCACGTTGACCGCTTCATGGTCGATCCGGTCCATGGTCCGCGTAAAGGGCAGCGACGGGCTGGTTACCGGCGCTGCGTACGTAAAAGGCTCCGATGGGCAAATGCACATGGGTATATGCTACGTCAAAGGCTCTGACGGACAAATGCATATAAACGGATAGGAGGCTTGTATGCTGAACGAGTTCATTGAATACCTAAAGTCGCAGGTGGGCCAGCCATACTTATGGGGTGGGCAGCATACAAAGCTGACGCCAGAGAACTACGTCCGCATCATCGAGCGGAAGGAAGCGGACCGGGGCAAGTACCCGGACGGCACCACCTACGCCCAGGCGGCCATCGACTTCTGTACAAAGAAATTCGACGAAGGAGCCACGGTCCTCTACGCCTACGACTGCTCGGGGCTGGGGTGCTGGTGGCTCTGCAACCTGACCCATCTCTACAAGTGTGACGTGAACGCCAACACCATGATGGGCCGCTGTGCTCTCAAAGAAGAGCTTCCGAAGCGCGGCTGGTGGGTGTTCAAACTGTCAGGAGGCCGCGCAACACACATCGGGTATATGATGGACGACGAGAACCTGGTGGAGGCAAAGGGCCGCAAATACGGGGTCGTGGTGACCAAGTACAAAAAAGCAGATTGGGACCGCTGCGGCATCCCGCGTGTGTTCGAAGAGGAGATCGACATCCCGCCGGTCTCTGGAAAGTTTGTCACGGTGCTCGGAAAAAGCGTATACGTCCGGAACTGCGACAGCAAACGCGGGAAGATCATGTTTACCGCCCATCGCGGGGACATCTATTCCTACATCGATTCGGCCCCATCCGGCTGGTATGAAATATTCACCGACAAAGGTGTTGGATATATCACAAACAAGCCACAATACACAAAACTGGAGGAATAAAAAATGAAACTGAGCAATAGCGCATACGACATCCTAAAAAAAATAGCCCTGATCGTTCTCCCTGCTTTGGCTACCCTTTGGCTTACCCTTGGGAAAGTATGGGGTCTCCCCTATACAACGGAGATCGGGGCGACGATCACGGCTGTGGCCGTATTCCTTGGCGCATGCCTCGAAGTGTCTTCCAAGAACTACTACACGGAGGAGTAAAATGCTGGAACATGAGGATATCGAACGCCTGAAGGAGATTTTCGTCACCCGGCAAGAGTGCCAGGACACCAATGAGGAGATCAATAAAAAACTCGCCAACGACAGCACTGAGTTGGCTGTTATTAAGAAGCAGCTGGAGACGATCACCTGGGTCTCAAAGACGACGCTGGCGGCGGTCATCGTGGCTATCATCGGCGCAGTCCTGAAGCTGATCCTGAAATGAGGCGCTGATGAGTAAGGACTGCGAAAGCTGCCCCAAGAACGGCAGTGTATTTAATGCTCCCCCGGTTCCGTTTATTGTGCACGAAAACATGCGGGCTCAAATGGAAACGGCGAACCGGCGGCTGGTTCGGGTTGTCGTGCTGCTCATCGTCCTGCTGGTCGCATCAAATTTTGGATGGCTGCTTTATGAGAGCCAATTCACCGTGGAAGAAAGCCACGTTGAGATCGAGCAGGACACGGACGGCGGCGGTGACAACTTTGTTGTCGGAGGAAATATGACATATGGGCAAGCAGAAAGTCAAGATAACAACCAAGAAGCGGACCCGTAAGACCGGCGGCGACACCGGATACAAAAAGTGCCCGACGTGCAAGGGCTCCGGGCGGGTGAAAAAGTGATGGATTACGCCAACAGCCAGCTTGCACACACTATTGACGAGTACATCCATTCGGAGCGCGACCGGGCGATCGCCAAGCGGCGTATGATCGACGGAATAAGCATTGAGTGTTTGGCTGAGGAATTCAATAGGACCCCAAGAGCCATGCAGACAAAAGTCACTAAGCTGCAGGCTATTGTGTTTGCGCATTTAAAATAATATCCCCAAATATTTAATTGTGACAAATGCAACAAGCATTATTTTGCATGGTGGATCATTCTCCTGTTCATCCTGCTCGGCAACAACGGCTGGGGCGGCAATGGCGGCTTCGGCGGCGGAAATGGCCTGTATCCGTGGTTGAACAACAGCAACCAGATCAACGATGGGTTCCGTGATTCTATGCTGAACGACAACATCACCAGCATCCGGGACGGTGTGTTCGGGCTCTCCACCCAGATGTGCAACGGCTTTGCCGATGTGAACGCTGGCGTGGCCAACGGTTTCGCACAGGCCGAGATCGCCAACAATGCCCGACAGATGGCCGATATGCAGCAGATGTTCGGTCTCCAGTCCGCGCTGCAGAACTGTTGCTGCGAGAACCGGGCGGCGACTGCCGACCTGAAGTATGTGGTGGCCACTGAGAATTGCGCTGACCGTGCGGCTCTTTCCGACGGCGTACGTGACATCATCGCGGCGAACACCGCCTCCACGCAGCGCATCCTTGACCAGCTCTGCCAGGATAAGATCGACGCAAAGAACGACGAGATCGCCCGCCTCCGTCAGGAGATCAACATGCAGACTCTGGCTGCTTCTCAGGCGGCTCAGAATGCGTTCATCCAGCAGGGATTCTCCAGCGAGGTCGACGCTCTCTATAACCGGCTGTCCAACTGCCCCGTTCCCAGCACTCCCGTGTACGGTCGTACGCCAATCTTCACCTGTGCCAATAATGGCTGCGGTTGCGGCGGCAGCGGGTTCGTAGGCTAAGGAGGCGCAGCATGGCTGAGTATGTATACAACGAAGTCCAGCGAGTACAGCCGAACCAAAACGTGCTGCTCCAGGACAGTATTCCGTGCAACAGGGGCTACGTGATCCATCGAAACGGCTCCGGCATCCTTACTCTCCGTGGCTGCGTCAATGGAACCGGGTGCTTTGCCCGGTACCAGGTGACGTTCAACGGCAACATTGCGGTGCCCTCTGACGGCACGGTCAGCCCGATCTCCGTGGCCTTGGCTATCGACGGCGAGCCGATCCAGACCAGCAAGGCGATTTTTACGCCTGCGGCCGTCGCGGCTGAGCCTCCGACGGACGAGAACTTCGGCAATGTGACCAGCACGGCGATTATCACAGTGCCGCGTGGCTGCTGCGCTGTCATAGCTGTGGAAAACACGTCCGCAGGTCTGACTGCTGCTGATCCTGCACCTGCGATCCTTGTCAAGAACGCCAACCTAACCGTGGCCAGAATCGCTTGAGAAAGGAGAAACACATGAACGAGAATCTCATGAAGCTGAAAAAGATGCTCTGTAAAGAGCTCGAAGAGTACGGCGGCTCCGGCAATAAGCTGAGTGCCGGTACGCTGGATGTGGTGGACAAATTGGCCCATTGCTGCAAGAATGTCTGCAAGATCATCGAATCCGAGGACGAGATGGAATACTCTTGCGCAGGCTCCTATAGAAGGAGCTACGCCGACGGAATGGGCGGCAGCTACGATGACGGAATGGGCGGCAGCTATGCTGACGGCATGAGCCGCCGCGGGTCCTACCGTCGGCGCCGTGATAGCATGGGGCGCTACTCATCCGATGGCGGTTACTCCCGGACCAGCGACAACGCTGAGCTTCACGAGCTCGTGGACCAGCTCCGCGCCATGTCCAAGGACTTTCCCCAGCATACGCAGCGGGCGATCCAGGAGTTCGCCGAGTCTGTCGACTAAACCAAAAGCCCCGGCCTTCCGGGGCTCTATTCATAAATTGTTCATAAACCACTTGACAATATATCACCGTCAATGGATAATGCAGGAGGAAGCGGCATCCGCTTTCTTTTTTGTTGGAGGTGATACACATGAGGAGAAAAAGGTTTAAACATTTAACTCGTACGGACCGACTACGTATCGAAGGGATGCTCCGCGGCGGCATGAGCTGTAGTGCGATAGCTCGGGAGCTTGGCGTACATCATAGCACTATCTCGTACGAAAAAAAGAAAGGGCTTTATATTCATAGAAACAGTGACTGGACCGAAGAATTAAGGTACAGCGCCGACCTGGCAGACATGCGAACACGGCAGGCGGAAAGCAGCAAGGGGCCTCAGCTGAAAATCGGGAACGACAGGGCGCTGGCGGATTATATTGAGCTCATGATCATCGATGAAAAGTATAGCCCCGCCGCAGTCCTTAGTGAAATACAGACGAAGGGTC